TCTGGATGATTCTTTACTATCCAGTCGATGAATTCTCCTCCCAATGAAGTCATGACATCGTCAACCTTAGTTGAATATTGTCCAACAAGCACCTGATAATTGTTTACCGGATCTTTAGAAGTCATTAGCATCTTATAAAGATCCTCGTAAGACCAGTTTGCTTCTTTGACTTTGGCCAGATCCAGTTGGGTTACTCCTTCAATCGACCAGGACTGTATTCTATTTAAAGCTGATCTAAAGTCTGGAAAGTAAGATTTTTCAAATGCAGTTAAGGAATCATCATCGATAGAGATTCCAAGTTTTCCTAGAATCAATCTCACCCTAGATCTCCATTCTCCCTTGATTAGTTCTTCTTCTTCTGATGTTGAAGGGTCAAAATTAATGACCTCGAATCTACTTTGAATTGCATCTGGAACCTTATTGATATAATTGCACGTAGCAACGAATCTCGTGTTGCCTGCGAACTTTTCGATCGTTCCTCTTAGTGCTTTATAGAATTGATCCGAAGCTCCGTCAAACTCGTCTAAAATGACTACCTTCTTAGAAGATTTCCCATCTAATACTGAGATATTAGAACAGAAGTCGTTGATTTTATTTCTGATAGTATCCACCGAACTTTCGTCGGACACGTTAATAAACATGTGAGGAAGATCCTTGGCTAGGATCTTAGCGAGAGTTGTTTTCCCACATCCCGGGGAACCTGCTAAAAGGACGTTTTGATTTAGCCCTTTGTCTTCAAATAGAACACGGATCCTCGGTGGGAGGATCATGTGTCTTATTTCTTTAGGTCTTAATTTTTCTGTTAATAGATCTTGGATCATAGATGATGATTATAGTGTTCTGGGGGTCGTTAGTTTCTGATTTTTAGAACATCTTAGACATATCATCTGCCTGAACTTTATCGTTTCGGATCTCGATGAAGCGGGGTAAGAATAAGCTTCTCCCTCCAAATTTGTCCGTGATTGGTTCGTTGTATTGAATGGCTGCAATCTTTCCAATTAAGGAGTCTGCATCTTTGCTAAGATCATGGAGATCCTTGTCGGTAAATCCAGATCCGATCCTAACCTCCAGAGTTCCGCTGGCATCTTTACAGATAAATCCCCCGATAAATCCTTCCCTCTTTCCTTCTCCGGGAAACCATCCAGTTATTTCTAAGTCGCAGTCTTGAATTTGTTTTAGCTTAACCCAGTTCTTACTCCTCTTACACTCATAGACGTGATTTTCTGGCTTTAGAATTACCCCTTCACCCCCGTTAGAAATGATTACCCCGTAGATGACATTAACCTCTTCCATTGTGTCTGCTACCCACTGGCGGGCTAGCTTAACGGGTCCCTCCGAGTTGGGGAATAATCCAAATAGAAATTCCAATTCTTTTCTTCTCTTGGAGAATAAGGTAGTTCCTTTTCCAGATTCTAGAACTTCTGCTTTTTCTAGATCAAATACATGGAAGATAAATCCCTTATCGATGTCGTCAGGGGCAGTTCCTTTTAGGATTTGAGTTACTTTTCCAGAAACTGATTTTCGGTTTAAGTCTGTTAGCTCACCATCAAAAAAGACCTCTCCAACTATATTTGCCCCTTGGAGCATCTTAATTAGTTCGGCTTCAATTCCCGAGAGTTTAGACTTATCCAACTCGTTGAAAGCTCTTGTGTAGAATTGGAATCCGTTTCTATCTCCTCTAGCTATTACTCGAACCCCATCATATTTCTCTTCACAATAGATCTTATCCCAGCCTGAAACTTCTTTTTGGTCATCAGAGGCTAGCATTACCGAAGGATCTGGAATTAATTCTTTTCCAACTGCTTTGTTGATCAGCTTAGCCCCAATTCCAATGTTCATCCTCTTAGTAAGGATCTTCATCAGAATGACTCTAAGTCCCATGTCCTCCTCTAAATCCTCCTCATTAATATTAGAATTTATCAAAGAATTAGCTCTGGATCTAAGAGAATCGTTAGCGGCAGGAGCTTTTTTAAGGTCCTCTACCAGTTCCTTAAAAGTCTCAAATCCGGGGAATTCAGGAACTTCTAGACTCTGATGTAGATCTAGTTTATGAAGTTTAGTTGTAATAAAAGGATTAAAGCAAACATCTAAGATGTAGAGCATTTCTTCCGATAAATTTTCGGAGATTAACCTTTGTTTTTCTTTTTGTGATCCGTTGCCCGTAAGGGACTCGACTGCTAATAGGACTCTTAGTTCTTGTTTCATGTAGGATGTTATTATCTACATGAATATACGGTCTCAATTATAGAGTGAAGGATCCTCCTTCTGCTTCTCCCTCTTTTCCACCTTCTTTTTTAGCTTTTTCTGCTTCTTTGGCTTCAGCCTCTTTATAGACTTTATTCTTGTCAAACTCGTCCCTAGATAGAGGAAGGAATCTTCTAATCAAGAAATCTTTGTCAAAATAAGGTTTTTCTTCCTCCCCAACTTTCATCTTTATCTCTCCTAAAGAGGTAACAAAGTCAGTTGCTTTAGTTAGGTGGGCTAGATCTAAAAGTTTTGAAAATTGGTTTTCACTATAGTAGTCCAGGCCAAGATTTGCCTTGAAACTTCTATCTTTAGAAAGTTCAGGGAAGTCCAAGCACATCTGGATGTAAAGAGGTTTAACCACTATCTCTTGGAAGATAGACCTAAGTCTAGTTAGAAACTTTTCAAATCTAATTTCGTCTCTTTCGAGCTGATCAATCGAAATTTGATAGTTGGCAGGAGTTGCCCCCCTACCTGCAAACCTCGCGTATGGAATTTTAGAATCCATCTTTAACTTGTTATAGAAATAAATTACATTTTCCATTACGTTAAAGTCCGGCCCATTTGCGTTTAGAACATCAATTTGAGGAGACTGCCCGTCTTTCTCCGGGAAGAGGTAGTTCTTATAGAACTGAATCTTTGGTGTTCCGTTAACTAGAAGCTCCCCTGATGTGTCGTTAATGCTAACTTCTTCCTTATAAGAAGACATCAACTGACCCAGTGTTTGCATTGCTTTCTGTTGGGATTGAGTTCCAACCGGGATAACAAATTTCAATCTATAAGAAGCATTCATTACGTTCCAGATAACTCTGGTGTTCTCCATTACCCTTAGAATGTTGTAAGATCTGATAAGTCTTTCAACGTAGCTAACCCTAGAAATAGAATTTCCCTTAGCATAAGAAATGTAGATGATCTGTTCAGACTTTAACTTTCTAGAAAGTTGAGAGTCTTTAGGATACTGAATCCAAATCTGTTCGAAAGATCCATCAGGGGCTTTTTCCGTATGGGGCTGAAGTGAAGTTGGGTCAAGTTCTTTGAATCCAACTATCTTCTTTCCGTCTGTGGAATAAACAATCTCAAAGGCAAGAAATCCGTCTATTAGGAACTGTTTAAACAACTGCCAAGCTAGGTTGTTCTGCTGGAAGGCATAGAGCATATAGATCGTTTTAAAGTTCTCGTGAACTTTATCGATGATCTTATCCTTTAGGTCTATGTTATTTAGAAGAGGCTGGCAGAAGAAATTCTTATCATCGTAGTTAACTGCTTCGTCTGAAACGGTTTCTAGAATAAAATCAATCTCCCCATTTAATGCAAATTTTCTTAGGAAGTCCCTTTTTCCTAGATAATCTTTATCAAAATAAGCAATGTATTTTCTTATTCTTGTGTCTTGATAGCCAAGAGTCCAATAAAAAGCACTATCGTTGGTGAATCCATTTCCCTCTTCGGAGAACATCTGAGATTCAGTTTGCCCAATAGTCTGAGAATTACGAATGACCATGTCTTCGTATTGCATTCCGAATTTACCAATTCTACTCAGATTTTTGTAGAGCTGGGTAACGAATCTATTCTGTGGGTTTGAATCTAAAAATCCTGCCATTTATCCTTTTTATGCTGGTGGTGCTGCCGGTGCTGGTTCTGCTGCCGGTGCTGCCGGTGCTGCTGGTGCTGCTCCTGCTGCCGGTGCTGCTCCTTCTTTTTTCTTCTCTTCTGCTTTCTTTCTGGCTTCTGCGTTTGCTCTAATATCATCGCTAGTAAGCCCTAGATAATTTTCAACTAGGTATGGAACTGAGAAGAATCCTGCTCCGGTGTCGTCGGTCAGAGCAATCAGTTTGTCGACAGATTCTTTCTTCTTCGCGATAATCTCCATCTCTTGGTTTCTCTTGAATGGGTTATCCGAAACATAGTCAAGACCAAGTTGACTCTTAAACATGTAGTCTTTTTCCAGCTCTGGAAAATCTTTACACATCTGAATCCAAAGGGGCTTAATTAGGACATCCTGGAAAGCAGTTCTAAGCCTGTTGATAAACTTAGCAAATCTAATTTCTTGTTTATCTAAACCCTCTGCTGCATTTGCATATTTTCCCATCGATCCGCCATCTGGACCATTAAATCTAGAATTAGGAACTTTAGATTCGTTGATCAGTTTATCAAAGAAGTATGCTAGAGGTGCAGGGTCATTAAGGTTTGGCCCTACGTTATTCAAAGGTTCGATAGTGGGTGTTCCATTCACACCGGAAGGCATTAGATAGTTCTTGAAGAACTGAATCTTTGGTGCTCCATTTACAAATAGTTCTCCGCTCTGATCGTTTAGAGAGATGTCTTCTTTATAGATGCTCATCAACTCACCAAGAGTTTGCATTCCTTTTTGTTGGGACCTTGTTCCGATTGGAACTGTCATCTTCATTCTAAAGGAAGCATTCATTACGGACCAAATTACCCTCGTGTATTCTATGATTCTAAGAATGTTATAAGGTCTAATTAGTCTTTCTGTGTAACTAACTCTCGAAACTGTATTCCCCTTTGCATAAGAAATATAGATGATTTGAGAGTCATAAAGCATTCTCTTTCTTCTAGGATCTTTGAAATACTGCCACCAAACGTTCAGATAGCTCCCGTCATTTTGTTTTTCAACGGATGGCATCAAAGTCATAGCATCAATCTCTTTAAATCCGATGATGTTTTTTCCTTTGTCGTCGTAGATAATTTCAAAGGCAACATATCCATCTACCAGGAACTGTCTGAAATACTGCCAAGCACTAATATCGTCGGTGAATCCAAACATGTCATACAATTTCTTGTAGTTTTCGTTGATCTTATCGATGACTTTCTCCTTTAATCCAGTTAAGTTCAAGAAGGCAGGATATGCAAAAAAGTTGTGGGAGTCGTATGTAATTGACTCGTCATTAACTACATCTAGAATGAATTCAATCTCAGGGTTTAGAGAAAATTTTCTAAGATAATCTCTTTTACCTTTGTAGTCTTTGTCAAAATAAGAAACATACTGTCTCGACGTAGTATCCTGTCTAGCCAGAGCATAGAGCATCGTCTCGTCTTCGATCATTCCTTTCTTTAGAAATGCTGCTTCCGTTTGACCGATGGCTTGAGAATTTTTAACCACCATGTCTCCATAGTTTAACCCAAAGTTACTTAGATTCTTTACCGAGTCTCTAATTCTCTGGAAGATGGGGCTACCTTGTGGATTTTCTAAAAAACCTGCCATTTAATGCTTTTTGTCTTTATGTTATAGATCTTTTTATTGAATTAATTTCGACCTATAGTTAGTATATATCTCGTTAATAGATAACCCCTGGATAGAAGAGTATTTC